AAACAAACTGAGGGGTGTGGGCACTTGGCGTTTTATAACTTGGTGGAATCAAAGTTACGGGAGAAGAACTATGGTTCAGCCGCTGGTTGACTACGCCGCCCCGATGATGCGTATTGAAAGATTGCTCAAAGAGATGCACAATCTACTACTGGATAACAAGTTTGACGAAGCGGCAGAATTGGGATTCCTGATCACCACCGAGTCACGCTTGCTGAACCATACTTTGGTCATAATGAAAGATAAAAGATGAAATGGTCATACAGTAGCATGAAGTTGTTCGATCAATGCCCTCGCAAGTACTACCACTTGCGGGTGGCTAAAGACATCGTGGAGCCCGAGAGCGATGCCATGTTGTATGGAACACGTTTTCACGAGGCGGCTGAGTTGTACATCCGTGACGGCACCCCCGTGCCTGAGTACTTCAAGTTTGCCAAAGGCGCACTTGATTCCCTGCGCAACATCGAAGGTGAGAAGCTGTGCGAGTACGAGATGGGTGTAACCGCCGACCTCGCGCCCTGCGGGTTCAAAGATGAGAACGTGTGGTATCGCGGCATTGCCGACCTGCTGATCATCAACCGCGAGAAGGGCGAAGCACGGGTCATCGACTACAAGACAGGCAAGAGCGCCAAGTACGCTGACCCTGATCAACTAGAACTCATGTCTCTGTGTGTCTTTAAACACTTCCCCGAGATCAAGAAGGTCAAGGCGGGACTACTGTTTGTGATTGCCAACGCCTTCCCCAAGGCACAGTTTGATTTGACCGATGAGATACGCTGGGACAAGTGGAAACACAAGCACCACAGACTTCAATCAGCGTACGATAATGACATGTGGAACCCAAAGCCGAGCGGTCTATGCAGGGCGTGGTGTCCCGTATTAAGTTGTTCACACAATGGGAGAGCATGATGCCATATACCAAGTCACCACGTCCGTACAAACACGAGTACGAGAAGCAAAAAGAACGGGGCGAACACCCCGACCGAATGGAGCGGCAACGCGCTAGACGCGCCCTCGACAAAAAGGGTGTTGACCGCACAGGTAAAGACGTGTCGCATGCCAAGATGTTGTCCAAGGGTGGAACAAATGCAGACGGTTATAAGCTGGAGTCACCCAGTAAAAACCGTGCCAGAAATGGGCATAAAAAAGCTGTGAAACCCTAGTTGACAAACCCAAAATCACTTGCTACATTGAGGCAGGTTTTCAAGAATATGACCGCTGTAAGGTGTGGGTGAGCGGTCAGGGGACGTGTTAGAAAAGACCCTTTAACTACACCAGTCGGCACTTGGTTCACGCTTTGGCAAGGGAACCGACACGCATGATATACAGAAAGTGGGAGACCGCTTTCTGTGTGTTGTGCATTGAGTTTTGAAAATAACAGGATGATGAAACGACATGGAAATTATTGAGAACAAGGCACTTATGCTGAAGGTGCGCGACCCTGAGAAGGTGACCGCAGTCATTCCAAAAAGCCGAGCCGTGGGGGCACACAACGTGCTGGTGCATTGGGGGCTTGACGAGGCACAGGTTCTGAAGAACCTCAAGATCAAGAACGTGCCCTCACCCATCCTCAAGAACTACCAATGGACGGGCTTGCACAAACCGTTCGATCACCAGAAAACAACTTCATCGTTCCTCACCCTACACAAAAGAGCCTTCTGCCTCAACGAGCAGGGCACAGGTAAAACTGGGTCAGTCATCTGGGCGGCTGATTACCTGATGCGTCAGAGCCGAATCAAACGGGTGCTGGTCATCTGCCCTCTGTCAATCATGGACTCCGCATGGAGAGCCGACCTCTTTAAGTTTGCCATGCACCGCTCAGTGGACATTGCTCACGGCAGTGCCGAGAAACGCAAAGCGGTAATTGAAAGCCAAGCCGAGTTTGTCATCATCAACTTTGACGGTGTTGAAGTCGTGGCTGATGCCATTGAGAAGGCAAACTTTGACTTGATTGTGGTAGACGAAGCGAACGCATACAAGAACGCACAAACAAATCGTTGGAAGATACTCAACGGGCTGATCAAAGCCGACACGTGGCTGTGGATGATGACAGGCACCCCTGCCGCTCAGTCCCCCGTGGACGCATACGGGCTTGCCAAGCTGGTCAACCCGATAGGGGTGCCCAAGTTCTTTGGGTCATTCAAAGACATGGTGATGTACAAGATCACGCAGTTCAGGTGGGTGCCCAAGCCGACCGCGCTGGAGACGGTGTTCAACGCCTTGCAACCCGCCATTCGATTCACCAAAGACGAGTGCCTTGACCTGCCTGAGATGACGTACGTCACCCGCGAGGTGGTGTTGACCAAACAACAGCAGAAGTTCTACACCCTGATGAAGAACCGCATGGTCATGGAAGCGGCAGGGGAGGAGATCACAGCGGTCAACGCCGCCGTGAACCTGTCCAAACTCCTACAGATATCTTGTGGTGCGGTGTATTCCGATACCAAGGAGGTTGTGGAGTTCGACATCAAGAACCGCTACGCCGTACTCAAAGAGGTCATTGACGAGACAAACAACAAAGTGCTGGTGTTTGTGCCGTTCAAACATGCCATTGATCTGATTACCGCTAAACTGCTGGAGGACGGGATTACCGCCGAGGTTATACGGGGGGATGTGCCTGTCAACAGACGCACCGACATCTTTAAACGGTTCCAAGAGACCCCCAATCCGAGGGTGCTGGTCATCCAACCACAATCAGCCGCACACGGCGTGACACTCACCGCCGCTGACACCGTGGTCTGGTGGGGGCCGACATCCTCGCTGGAAACCTACGCCCAAGCCAACGCACGTGTACATCGTGCTGGGCAACGCCATCCATCCGTTGTCATCCGCCTGATAGGGTCTAACGCAGAAAAACATGTTTATAGAATGTTAGACACTAAAAACGACGTTCACACAAAAATTGTTGATCTTTACAAAGAATTGCTTGACTAACGTAAAAGAGCCCATATAATAAGATTCCCTGCAACTAAAACGGAGAGATGAGATGAGTGAAACTGCACCCCCCGTCCCAGCGGAAAAGCTGGTGCGTGTGTACCTGAAGATGAAAGCCGCCAAGGCTGACCTTGAGTCCCAAGTCAAGAAGATTGACGGGCAGATGGATCAGATCAAGGCTGGACTTCTCGACTACCTGAAGACGCAAAACCTTGAGACCGCCCGGACTAGCGAGGGTCTGTTCTACCGCAGTATCAGGAAGCGGTTCACCACAAACAACTGGGAGGAGATGGGCAAGTTCGTCCTTGAGCATCAAATCCCTGAGTTGTACGAGAAACGCCTTCACCAAGGCAACATGCAACAGTTCCTTGAGGAACACCCCGACTTGCTACCACCGGGTCTCAACGTGGATAGCGAATACTCAATCACTGTGAGGAAGGAATGATGAACGACAACAACTACGTATCCATAGAGGATGTCGCCAAGTACTACTCAGTATCCGTGTCTACCGTGCGCACATGGATTCGTACTGGCAAGCTGACCCCTAACGATTTCTTGAAATTGGGCAACACGTACCGTTTTAAGATTGCTGATGTGGATGCGGCACTGCGCCGTTTTTCCGCTGACGCTACCCCCGAACCTGCCTTGCAAGTGGCAGAGACCCCTGACCCAAAAGCACCCATGCAATTGGAGTTGAACTTTAACCCAGACAAAGATGTCTAAGGAGAATGAAATGAGTGACCTCACCCTGTTTAAAACTGCCCTGCCCAGCTACCTGCAAAACCTGCAAGCGGATGACACCACCTCTGCGTTAGCGGGGGGCGAAGCTGGTCAACGCAAGATCAGCATCAAAGGCGGCGTGTTCCGCGAGATGTTGGGCAACAAAGAAGTTCGCACGAGCGAAGACCGCGCCATTGAAGTGATCATCATCAAGGCCGCGCCGAACGTGTATCGCACGTACTTTGATGGCCCATACGTTGAGGGGCAAAACGCTTCTCCCGCATGCTGGTCGAGCAACAACCAGACCCCAGATGCCAGTGTTCCTGCTGAACAAAAGCAAGCCAACAAGTGCATGGATTGCCCCCAAAACATCAAGGGTTCTGCGTCCCAAGGTGAAGGCCGTGCTTGCCGCTTCCAACAACGCATTGCTGTGTTGCTCCAAGGCGAGACCGACAAGCGCGAAGTCTACCAAGTCATCTGCCCCGCAACATCTGTGTTTGGTGATGGCGAGAAGGGCAAGCTACCTTTGCAAGCGTACGGTCGCCACCTGAAGGCACACAACACGCCCGTTGCTGGTGTGGTTACTGAGATGCGTTTTGACACTGCGTCTCCAACGCCGAAGCTGATCTTCAAGCCCGTGCGTCCAATCACCGAGGAGCAGTACCACGATGTTGAGGCAACACGTAACTCCCCCGAGGCTGACGAGGCCGTGAAGATGACTGTCGTGATCAAGCCAAAGACAGAGGGTGCCGCACCTGCCCCCGCGCCCAAGGCGGTCGCCAAGACCGTTGAGAAAGTTGTCGCTGAAGAAGTGGAAGAGCCAACCAAAGTTGTCGCCAAGAAAACCCCTGCCGCTACCGAAGCCCCCAAGCTGAGTGAGTTGGTTGACGGTTGGGACGATTAATTGTTGCGTTAGGGTGTGGGTCGCTCCCACACCCTTTTTTCTCTTTCACTCCACTTCAGAAGGCGGTCATGCAGACACAAACATTTTTAGAATCAGTCCTGAGTGGAGAGGGAAACTATTGTGTATTCGGTACACGTAAAGATGTCTATACCGATGTTGACGGTATTGAAAAAGAACGTGAACTGAAAAAGCAGAAGTTGTACCCCACAATAGAGGCGGTATGCCATGCGGCAGACAACCTTGCAAAGGAAGGTTTTAATGCGTATTTTGCGCTTGCTACATTCAAGTCACCACAGAACCGTAAAGCC